GCGCCGACTAAAGCAGGAGCAGAAGAAGCGAATATTCCACACAGCCGATCAGGCCGATCTAGAAGATCAGGAATGCCGCGTCTTCCCACGTCATTCGACCATCTCCCGCAGCACTTCACGCTGGATCACCGCCGACGCGAGTGCGAGGTCCCCAATCTTCATGTCCGTCCATGCCGAGACCAGCGATTTATCGGACTTCCATTTTATAATCATGACGACACTCTCGATATCGTCTGCGTGTTCAAGCTGGTTCGCCAGCAATATCTTTGGCGTTAGCCCGACGCCCGGTAGGCGCACAACCTTCAGCATCAGCGCACCAGCGGGCCGCCGAGCGCATTGCTTTGCGTCAGCTGCATCCCGCCTCCGGCTTTCGCCTGCGCGGCCTGGGCCTTCATCATGGCCGCCGCCGCGGGCGCTGCCTGGATCTGTTCTTGACGCGCCGCCGCCTGCGCGCGGGTCTGGCGCTTGAGCGCGACCTGCTGCTCGCTCGACATCCACGACGGCGGGACACCATTGATGTCCTGCGCGATCTCCGGGATGGCCGTGTCAAAATCAAACGGGTCGAGCAAGCTCGGGTCTTGCGTGATGTTCACGAGTTCCTTCACCATTTCCACAGAGCGGAAGAAGCCCGCGGCTTCCTGCGCCCGCATCGCTCGGGCCAGGGGTGAAGTGTACGTGACGAGATATTCGCCGCCGGCCTCGCGCAGGATGGGCGGCATGGGCGGCAGGAGACGCTGGGCGGCGAGAACGTCGATCTCGCGCGTAATCATGGGGCCGAGGTATTCGGACTGCTGGCGGCCGACAGTCGGCGCGAGCAGGATGCCTTTCTCGTTGGTGCGCTCGATCACTTCGGTCGCCGTCATCTGCGGCGTTTCCGTCATGATCTGGAACAGGGACACCAGGAAGGCATCCATGATGATGGCCTTTTCTTCCGCCATCATCTCCTTGGAAATCTGAATTTCGCCGGTGGGCAGGACATGCACCATCGGGCGCCCGTCCGCATTGACGCCGCCCTTGTTCAGCGCGCCAGGGCGCAGGCTGAAATCGGTGATGCCGTCGTCCGCGGTGAGCAGCACCGGGTCGGCGGCGCGGTGGCCTTGCTTCAGGAACGTGGTCTTTTCGGCGTTCAGCGTCTTGAGCGCGGGCAGGACCATCATCGCCGGCGAGCGGCCATAGGTCTCGCTGGGCGCCTGCTCGTAGCGCGACACGGCAATCGGGAACGCGCGGTAGCCACCTTCGCTCAAGAGCGTGCGCCCTTCGAGCGAGATGTAATAGGATGCCCACGGCTTGCCCTTCTCGTCGAGGCGCTCCGGGTCATAGTCGCTGCGCGGGCAGATGCGATGCAGGAAGTTGAACAGCATCTCGCTATTCTGCTCCAGCGGCGCGCGAAGCTGCTGCGGGATCTTGTCGCCCCACTTCTGGTAAGCCTGGCGCGCGGTGAGGCGGAACCAGCGACACACGCCGTCCACAAGCTTCTGGTGGTTCTCGTGGTAGAACAGCTCGCCGAGCGGCATGGCCATGTAGCGGATGCCCTTGGTCTGCTGGAACTGCGTGCCGTCGAACTCGTCGATGAACATGCCCGAGTTGCCGTAAGCACCGAGATTGCGAAAACACATCTGGTTCTGCGAAGCAAAGTTCGCATAAGGCGCGTAGCGATACTTGAACAGGATGCGCGTCACCTGTTCGAAGTACAGGCGCACGTCGCGGTTCTTGTTCAGGTAGTCATCGTTGGCCTGGAGCCCGTGCCACATCATGTTGCGCGGCGTGAGCAAGCTGTCGCAGATGGCGGCGAACTTGGACAGCGCCATCATGCCGGTGGCATCGACCTGGCGGTCGGTCTTCTTCATGCCCTGCCAGTTGAAGTCGCCATACTGGAAGGTGTTGCGGGAGTTCACGTCGATCAGCTGCGCGACTTCTTCCCATTGGGTGCCGAAGGTCGAGCGCATCATCACGAGCTGGTTGAACTCGCGCAGGCTCTCGTGGATGACTTCATCCTCGCGCGAGGTCGGGGAGATTGGGCCGCTGGTGCTGTACTGGTTGGTGCTCACGTTACTGGCCCCCGAAAAGCGATTGGACTGCACCACCCATCATTGGCGACTGCGGCGCGAACGACGCCGATTTCTTCTTGCGCTCGCTTTCCATGGCTTGCGCCTGGGCCACGAGCTGAGCGCCGAGCCCGAGATCCATGATCGCGCCGGCCGCTTTCATCGGGTCGAGCCCATCGTTCTTCGGATTGGTTGCGCTCATTCATCGCTCTCGAAAAAGATGCCGGGGCGGGGGAGTGCCCCGGCGAGTTGAACCAGATCCTAGATGTCGAGCGATCCCTGCCCGGTTTCGGTTTCGGGAGCACCGACATGCTCGGCATAATCGACGAAGGCGTGTGTGAGGAAGCCGCCGGTCTTGGTGGGCTCATAGCGCACATCCACCACTAGAGGCCGTTCGCCATCGGCAATCCCGAGGCTATCGAGCACCGAGGCCTTCACCAGTTCCGGCATCTTTGACGCTTTCACAGCGGCAGTGGCTTGCGCTTTCGTCGGCGCGAGGGTGGGTTAAAAGGCAATGGGCATCCGAGAGGAAATCGGACGAACGCTCGACTTTCTGAGAGAACGCAAGCGGGCCTACCAGCTCGCCTTCGGTTCCTTGCGAACGGCGGTTCGTCTTACAACTGCATACATGCGCGTGTTCGGCGGCCCAGCAGGGCAGGCCGTGCTGCGGGACTTGGAAAAGTTCTGCCGCGCGAATGAAACGTGCTTCAACGGCGACCCGCGTATCCACGCGGCGCATGAAGGCCGGCGAGAAGTGTGGCTGCGCATCCAGCAGCATCTCAATCTTTCGTCGGAAGATTTGTTTCAACTCTATTCGGGCCGAACGGTAATGCGCCTGATAGATCAATCAGGAGAACAAGAATGACCGAGACACCTGCACCGCCTCCCCCGCCGCCCGCCGCTTGGCACGCGGGTCTTGAGCCCGAAATCCTCGGCCACATCCAGAACCGCGGCTGGGACAAGCTCGAAGCGCCCGCTGCCACCAAGGAAGCCATCAAGGCATTCCGTGAAGCCGAGAAGATGATCGGCGCCCCGCCGAATGAAATCCTGCGCCTGCCGAAAGATCCCGCGGACCAGGCGGGCTGGAACCAGGTCTACTCGCGTCTCGGCCGCCCCCAGGATGCGAAGGGCTACGACTTCAGCAACATCAAGCGCGCCGGAGATCAGCCGCTCGACCAAGCGACCGTGGATGCGCTCAGCGCCGCCGCGTTCGAGAGCGGGTTGTCGAAAGATGCTGCGAGCCGCGTGGTCTCCGCACTCGTGAAGCACCAGGACAGTTCGGCGCAGGCGGCCGGTGTGGAAGCGCAAGCGGCCCTGGCGATCGAGAAGGATACCCTCACGAAGAACTGGGGCACCAACTACAACGCCAACATGGTGGTGGCCCAACGCGCCGCGGCGGCGCTCGGCGTCACCCCCGATGCGGTGGCGGCGCTGGAGAAGGTCGCTGGCTATTCCAAGGTCATGGACATGTTCCGCCAGATCGGCGCACGTATCGGCGAAGACAAGTTCGTCTCCAGCAACAATATCGCCGGCGGTGTGATGACACGGGACCAGGCCATCGCCACGAAGAACGAGCGCATGGCCGACAAAGCCTGGACCGACCGCTACCTCGCTGGGGGTGCGTCGGAAAAGCGTGAGATGGAAGCACTTACGCGGATCATCGTGGGCGCGTAATTTTCTTTCAAAAAGCGCTTGACGACATAAAATTGCGCGGGTAGGGTTGGAGCATCCTTGCTGAACAAAGGTTCAGCCTTCCTCCCACACCCGCGCAATTTTGTTGTGCGGCGGGAGAAGACCGCAGGCCCCCGCGAGGACACGGCCACTCCACAGATTTTCAGAGGATGGCAGTGCCATGGCTGACGGTTTAGTCGATCTTTATACGACCCAGTTTTCCACCAACTTGGAACTCCTGCTCCAGCAGAAGGGGTCGAAACTCCGCGGGCGCGTCTCCGAAGGCACGCACGTCGGCAAGCAGGCTTCGCCCATCAACCAAATCGGCGCCATCCAGCTCAAGACCCCCGCCGGCCGCTTTGCGCCGAAGAACCGCACGGACCCGACGTTCGTGCGCCGCTGGGTGTTCCCGACCGATGGCGAAATCGACCAGTTGATCGACAGCTTCGATCAACTGAAGACCATCGTTGATCCGAAGTCCAAGTATGCGGAAAACGCGGCGAACGCCGTGGGCCGCGGCTGGGACGACGCGATCATCGCGGCCTTCTTCGGCACCACCTACATCGGCACCGATGCGAACTCGCTCACCAGCGAGAGCTTCGACAGCACCAACAACCAGGTTGCCAACAGCTTCGGCGCGTCGGCGACCACCGGCCTCACTGTGGCCAAACTGATCGAGGCTCGTCGTATCCTCCAGCACTACCACAACGACCTCGATACCGACATGCTCACCATCGTCATCGGCTCGCAGCAGGAAAGCGATCTGCTCAAGCAGGTGCAGGTGGTCTCGACCGACTACAACGACAAGCCGGTGCTGGTCGATGGCCGCATCCGTCGCTTCCTCGGCTTCGATGTCGTGGTCTCCGAACGCTTGCAGGTGGTCTCCAGCGACCGCTACGTGCCGGTGTTCGTCAAGTCGGGCATGTACCTCGGCATGTGGAAAGACATGACCAACCGGGCGTCCATCCGCAACGACCTGTCGAGCGAACCGTGGGATCTGTACACGCAGGTGTCCTTCGGCGCCACTCGCACGCAGACCAGCGGCAAGGTCATCCGCATCATGTGCAACGACACCACCGGCGCCGACATCACGCCGTAACTTGCCGGCCCGACTTGAAACAAGCCCTGAGCGGCCCCGGCCGCCAGGGCGACAAGGAGAACGAAAATGCCTACCGTGAAATCCACTTCCATCACTGCCCTCGACGCCACTCCGACCTCGATCCCGACCAGCGGCCAGGGGTCGAAAGGGTATCTGAACGTCACCGATGATTTCGTTACGGCCACCGGCACCAGCTCTGGCGCTTCGCAGGCCGGCCAGATCATCCTGCGCATGTGCCGCATCCCGGCCACTGCCAAGGTGAAGGCTGTCTACGTCGGCGGCACTGCCATGACCAATGGTTCTTGGGACGTGGGCCTCTACTACAGCGACGCCACCAACGATGGCACCCCCGCCTCGCAGCAGGGCACTCTCGTGCCGGGCGCGCAAGCGTTCTTCGGCTCGGCGATATCATTCGCTTCGGCGGTCAACCGCACCGACGTGACCAACGAGAGCGGCACCTACACCAACCTCCTGCGCCTGACACCGATCGCGCTGGCCACCAATGGAACCACCCAGCTCACCACGCTCTCGACTTCGCAGCTCGGCGGCTTCCTGGATGTGTGCTTGACCAACACCAACACGGTCCAGGTGTCGGGCAGCGTCGGGTGCGAAGTGCGCTGGACGAACTAACTCAGGGGTTCTCGTGGGGCGGCGCCGGGCGACCGGCGTTTCCCACCCTTCCGCTGATCTTCGGCGTTGCCCCACGGGGCATTTTGGAGACGAACGATGGCTTCTCAGTTTTTCGGCTACAACCGCGGCGCCGACCTCAGCCCCGATAAAGTGACCACCGGCACTTCGACCGGCAGCACTGACGTGGAACTGCGCGTCGATCTCGCCAAGAGCCTCACGCGCCAGGATGTGAACCTCATCACCGAAGCGCTCATGCGCGTCGTCAACGATGGCCGCATCACGACCCTGAAGCTCTAAGGAGCCCCCATGCCCAATCCTACGCGCTATGGTCGCAAATACGCACCAACGGGCTTTCAGCAGATCACATCGCTGTCGGGAGCAACGGCGCTCACCGTTCCCGCCGACACCACGGCGGCGCTCATCAGCGTGACCGATCAGAACGTGCGCTGGCGCGACGACGGCACCAGTCCGACTGCCTCGGTTGGGATGCAGCTGCTTGTGGGCGCGACGTTCTTCTTCGACGGCGACCTCTCGAAGATCAAGTTCATTGAGGAAACCGCTTCGGCCAAGATTAACGTGTCCTACTACGAAGAAGAATAGTCGTGGACATCATCCTCCCGCCTCCTATTCTCCGAATGGGTAAGACCGGAGTTTACAAGCGTGGCGCTTCGGCAGCCGCCGTCCCTACCTGGAACCCTTCTGACAAGTCGGCGGGCATCACCCTCACTGTCGGGAACACCGTTGCGACAAGCGCGACCGGCACCTATCAGGGCGTCCGCAGCATCACGAGCCACAGCACCGGCAAGTGGTATTTTGAGCTTGCCATCGGCGCCGCGACGTTCCAAGCCGTTGGTATCGCCCCTTCGACTTGGGCCATGACCACCGGCAATTACATCGGCTTCGACGGGTCCGGCGTCGGGATCCTGGACACCGGCACTGTCAACTACGGCTCCGGGACCGCCGGGATCGCCGGCTTCGCCACCACCAGCGGCGATGTGTTGCAGGTCGCCGTTGACCTGGATGCCCACAAGATCTGGTTTGGCAAGAACAACACCTGGTCGAACAGTGGCGACCCCGCGACGGGCACGAACGCCAATGTGAAGCCGGTGCCGACCGCGACCTTCTTCGTCGGCGCTGGGTTCTACACGCCGGGCTCAAAGTTTGGCCCTATTACCTACGGCTCTCTCAGCTTCTCACCCCCGTCCGGCTTCACCTTTTGGGGCTAGTGCGCGGTCGCGTTGCCGGGTATATCTTGGGGTGAAGACGCCTGCCGGCCAGGAGCACCTATGACGGACTTCCGCACTCCAGTAGACATCGCCAACCGCGCGCTGCAATACGTCGGCAGCCGGCGCGTGTCCACGCTTGATGCGGGCACCGGCGGCAACTATGAAACCAAGGGCGCGGCCGAAGTGGCGTTCTGCTACGACAAGCTGCGCCGCGCCGAACTGCGCCGCAACCTCTGGGTCTTCTCTGTCAAGCGGGCCATGATCCGCCCCATCGAAACCGACACGCTCTTGCTGCGCCCGCCGCTGTTCCTCACCACGAAATATTACCAGCCTGGCGACATCGTGGCCGACACGGACGGCAAGCTGTGGACGACGATGGACCCGTTCACCTACAACCAGACGCCGGGCGTCGGCGCATCGTGGCAGCCGTACTTCGGCCCCATGACCGTCAGCCTCTACGACGACACCGATCTGTACTATGCGGGCGAGGCCGTCTACGAGCAGGGTTCCGTGGCTGGGCTCACCAGCGCATACATCGCGCGCACGGACACGACCACCGACGCGGCCGACGTGCCGAGCACTGTCGAAGCTTGGGACAGCACCAAGACGTATGGGCGCGGCGACATAGTTTCGTATTCCAGCGCGAACTATATCAGCGCCATCGACCTGAACCTGAACTACACGCCGTCGAGCGCGCAGTCTCTCTGGTCCTCGACGACCAGCTACTCCATCGGCAACACCGTCGTCGGCCTCGACGGGCGGCTCTACACCAGCCTCGCTAATGCCAATCTCGCGCACGAACCCTACCCTGAAGACGCAACATACTGGCAAGCGGCGGGCACACCCCCCTACGTCCAGGCGTGGGTCTCAGTCTCCGGTGGCGTGGCGTCGAACACCTGG